AGTCGGGATTCGCTTTCTTCACTGCGATCATCTTCCTGCGATCTTCCTCCGTCAGGCGTCCCTTTGTTTCTAAGTAGACACCATTCGGTAAAAGAAAGTCGGGTGTGTAGTTGCATTGAAGAATGTAAGGAACTTTGGTTGACTCGTATTCAAATTCTACCTTCAAGCTGGAGAGAAGGTCAGCAACCCTCTCTTCCAAACCTGAACGGTATCTAGGCATCAGAAGTCGTCTTCAATCTCTTGGGTAGGAGTGATGTTGGGTTCAGAAGCCTTGAAACCCTTTGTTTGGCCAAAGAGAGCCGCCACTTCAGTTTCACCAAGATCGCCTGCATCAACACCTGCAGAGGTGCCAACGGAGACAACCTGGACTCCGACAAGCTTAAGACTTGTACCGTACGTGACACCATCGCGGAGGATGTATGGTTTCTGACGGAAGGCAAGTTTAACGGTGCTACCACTGTAGATGGGAGTACTTTCATCGGTGATAGGTGTGCCTTCTGTATCCACCACGGGCGGACGTGTGTCTTCATTCCAACTGAACTTAACTTTGTACTTGTTATCTGCAACCTCTTCCCAAGGCTCAGGCTTGAGAGTAGACCGCTTAGGATTCTTGAGCTTAGATTCTGCCCACTTGAGAGAATCAACACGATCCTCCTCAAGACGATCAATAAGTTCTTTATCGACAAGAGCAGACAGAGAGTAGCCAAACTTACTTGGCTTCAGTACAGCTTGATAACCTTCAAGGACAACAGGCTGTTGGGTAACGTGAATAGGTTGTGCCATTAGCAAAAAAAGTAGGTGGATTCGATGACGGATTCTGGTTCAAGATCTCCGACAATCGGTGGTTCGGTCTCCGCTCCTATGTGAGAAGCGAAGTCCCGCAGGTAGTCATGCTCTGCAAAGAGGTGCATGTAGGTTTCTCGTACAATGGAGGACAAGGAAGACATGTCCGTTGCACGACAAAGGACAGAATCATGAATGAGAGCAATGGGTGAATCAAACCGTAAGACACTCAAATGTAACAAGCTTGCATCGAGGCTGTGGATAAGATTAGGAGCTGTTGCGTTCTTGTGATGGTTGAGATCAACCTCATCAGAATCATCAACTGCTACCTGCATCTTACAACGACCCAAAAGCTGTAACTCAATAGAGACAATCAGCTTCTTGTTTAGCTTTTGATGAACAACAAATCCAGATGGTGTTGTCCAACGCAGATACTCTTTACCAGATTTAATAGCAGTTGCTACTTCATCTTCGATCCATTTCATGACAGCCATAGGACCAGGTACGACAACATCCATGGCATTGCGTACAGCCTTAACTGTCTTAGTTAGATCCTCTTTGCTGATTTCTACACCCTTCTCTTTAAGTGCGTCTCTGATGTACCCACGATTTGAGAAGGGTTTGGCATTGTAAGGGACGGTCATTACGACACGCTTAACTGTCTTTCTATCCATGTAAGGTTGGATAGATTCAGGGCAGTGAGGCGTGGCTTCTTCAGCAACAACCTTGTATGCGTCCTGTGGCTTATCACCAGGTAAGACATTCACAAGACGTGCTGTAGACTTATCTCTAGCTAATCCAGCTAGGATTTGTAGACCTGAACAAGTAGCATCTGTAGCTACCATAAGACGTGTGAACTGCCTGTCGGCAACTACGACACAATGATAGTACTCTTCTGCTGCTGCTAGAAACTGCCAAGGTTCCTCTACATTCTCCCAAAGGTGTAAATTACCAATGGGATTTTGCGATATGAGTGTGAATAATTCATGATTATTTCTTGCCCATTCAAGACGCTCAGCCATTGGTGCTTTATCAAGACCGAATGTAGTAGCTACTTGAAAGGCTAACCAATCCTCAGATTCAGGTGTTACATAAGCACCTTCATAGAAAATTAATAGACTTTTTCCAAAGTCTGTATCTTGAGGAGTAAGGAAGGCAGGAATAGGATAAGCTCTTCCTCTATAGTCAAAGCTCCAAGGTATGTAAAACTTAGCTACGTCCTTGAACCTTTTCACTGCCTCCAGTGTCATCCGAGTGCGACAAGATTTCTTAAACTCTTGTGCATTCAGATTCATTACCTCTGCCGCTGCTCTTCGATATACTTTACGAGACTCTCTGTTCTCTGCAATATCGTAAGGCTTTGGAGGTAATTCATGATTCACTATAGGGAGGAACTTACCAACTGCTCGTTCCAATCTATCTAGTTCTTCCGCAACCCCTACAATAAAAGGATTTAGAGTAAAGGCAACCTTCTGAATCTTGTTCAGAAAGTTGATCGGTGTTTCTCCCTGTATACATGTGGGATCGCCCCTGCGTACCAGATCATGCCCACGCATAACCTCATTCAGTAAGTACCCACCAGCACGTTCGTTTGTCCAATCGTTGGGTTCAATCAACATAGGCCAAGCAAGCGGAGCAAATAGCTCAGCATCACTCATCACCTTGTCCTTGATTGAGATGAACTCAGGCGTAGGTACGACGTAGTTAACACGCTTGCGCCCCTCTTGACGCATGTCTTTAGTGAACCACTGTGATGTCTCAATGATACAATCAAGTAACCACGCACCGAGTTTGATGCGGTTTGCTCTGCCCCATGATTGCCATTGTTGAATATCACTACGGTTCATCAATGTTTGAATGACCGTTAGCTTCTGCTCAGTACCACATGACTTGTGCCAGTAGTTCTTCTTCAAGGTGTTGAGAAGACCAGGTGCACATCGTTCATAGTAACGCATCTGACATTCAGCTTCAACAGCTGAACCGATACCATCACATACGGATTGAACTTGATCACTGCCTTCCTTATAACTGAACACCTTATCAAAGGTTAGCTTGAGTGCAATAGCTGCAGCAGCAAGAGGTTCAAGCTCACTGATGTATTGTGCAATCTCTTTGAATGCAACACCAGTTTTACCTTCATGGATACGATTGTTTGTATCCTCAAGACGCTTCACCAATATAGGTAAAAGCATATCAATGGACGCAATACCATATACCGCAGCAGATGCGTAGCTGCGTTGCTGTAATGCGTCCGTGTTATCCCGTAATCGCTTGAGTCCCTGACGTATCTGGTCACGCTCAAGCTGCACCTGTTCATCAATTTGAGCAGGTGTAGGCATCAGTTATCCTCCCAATCAAGAGGCACCTCTACCTCATCAAGACACACAAGCTGTGCAAGCTCAGGATACTGTTCAGCAAACTCGTTGAACTCTTCAGTCGTCAGAATCATAATCGGAAATGTCAGCAGGTGAAAGGAAATGAATAGACTCGTGATCACACACTACAAACTCACAGTTGCGTGTGTTGATTAGCTCGTTGACTTTACGTTGTGCAGCAGAATGTTTGCGATACACATACTCAGTGACCTTGTGTGTGTCAAGATCAGTAGCACGGATGACACAGCATACACTACTAGGTAGCTCCCATCCGCCTACCTTCCAAGACATTACCTCCTCGAACGTGTGCGGTACAAAGAAGTCATCAGGTGCGTCCTTGTATTCTTGCCAGTTGTTGTCATAGTAAGGCTTACGTTTACCACTCATCTGTTTGTTTAACGTTTAGTAGTTGATCATTACGTTCACGGGACAACTCTAAAGCTTTCCATGCGGCTTGCTCAGAGTCGGGTGCTAGGAGATACCAAACACCTGAACGAAGAGTGATTTCATACTCACGAAGTCCTTTGTAAGTTGTGTACATTTGTCGTTAAGTTGATGAACAAAGAGACCAGATGTGTAGCCACAAGTATACACAAACGCGATACTTGCAGCCACTATGAGTGTGAAATACTGTAGGTATTGTCCTACTAATACATCGCTAGGGAGTTTCATCGAAGTCAAAGTAAAGGTCAATCTCAAACCAAATGCGTTGATGTAACGCCTCTGCTAGTTGATCATCATTCCAATCTGCGTCCCTGTTGATGAGCGCAGATGTGATGCCACGTTCAATGCAATCTTCAAGGATTGCTTGGATGTTAGGTGTCATACTCCGTGCTCCAGTGCTTTGTCTTGCAGTTCGTCAAGAATGCCAGAGATAACTACAGCTTCATCATTGCTGATGTTACGCATCACATCATCGTTAGAGATTGCACGGTTGATAAGTCTCAGTAGTGGCATGAACTCATCAGGAAAGACATCAACCTTGATGGCTGTGTCGTGGATAGAGTTAGTCATCTAATTAATACGATTGGGTTTGAGTGAGAATAAATAGAAGTTCAAGACCGGGAGGTTCAATCTTCCCATCAGCATTAAGTTCTGCCTCTACGTAAACAGCACGCAGGCCTCCACTTTCAACAGTTGTCCGTTTGTCCCATGCGTCGTTTAGCCTCTTGTGAGCAGCGAGAATAAGTTGCACCAATGTAGGTACTTGATACCCGCTCTTTGTTGCCCATTTCCACTCAACATGTTTCAGCACACTATGCACACGTTCGAAGTTAAACGTGTTGAGACAGTACTCAATGGCTTCTTGCTTGTAGTTAGTCATTCAGCATACTCCAAAGCAAGGGACTTGAAATCATCTAACCAACCGACAACTAGGTTAAACTCTTCAGGTGTCATGATCTCAACCATACGGTTGGTATCTAATGCACGATTGAGTACCTTGATGATAGGCTTGAACTCATCGGGGTAGACATCAACCTTGATGGCTGTATCGTGAATAGAGTTAGTCATTAAGCAGCCTCCGCATCTTCGAGAGCAGCTTCAAGCGCATCACATCGGTTACCCCATGTGATCTTGCTGTACATGTCATCAGCAATCATGAGTTGCTCTTCAGCATATTCAAGTTGTTGACGTAGGTATTCAATCTCGGACATAATTAACTCCATTGATAAACAATGAGGGTGAGTCCCTCAGAAAGGGAGACACAACATGTGCGTCCCTGAGTGAGAGAGTCAAACGTTATCAAGAACCCACTGACAGTATGTCTCGATGACATGCCATACCATGACCTGTATCATACCTTGAACACTCGTAGTATTCTTGGCAACGATAGACATGAAGTCATCACCGAGAGTGTCATAACAAACATCCTCGATGTCGTCTTCATAGTCATGGAAGAACTTGGTAGTCTCGTGGTAGTAAATGAAACCAGAGACACCCATGGCACAACCATGATTGGCTATGTCACGTACTTCATCCATATCTGTGAAGCGCTCAGCGAGCACATCAGTCAGGGTTTGTGTGTAAAACAACATGATTAGCGTAAGTAAACTACAGAAAAGCATCAACGATGTGATGCCAAAGTGTAACTAACTATCAACCAAGCTGAAGAGCAAGGGTAGAAGTACGAGCTGCATTGATGCAGTTCTCGTTAACCCAGAACCCAAGGCTCATGTTCTTGTTGAGCAACAGGTTAGCAATAGCACGACGGCTAACGTTGCTGTACTGGTAAGAGTAACCATTGCGGAACTCAACAAGCACAGTACCGTAGAAAGGATTGACAAGCAGCTGATACACTGCGTCAGAGGTACGGTTGGTAACAGCAATGAAGTTGTTGAACATGTAAACAAAAGCAAGTGAATGAGTGCGTCCCTGAGTATCGCTTCCACCTCAGCATCAGACGCATGAAGCCATGAGCAAACTTGTATAGCGCCTGTGGCTCGGCGCTGGTGACGGCTAGTCGCCGTTTGGTGGTGCTCACCCTTCTCGGCGTGACACAGCTGGCACCTAAGGAGTGTACCCTAACCCACAACCGGAACCCGCTCGGCAGTTGTGGCGGCAGTGACCCGTGGTCCTACTCAGCTCAACTATTCAGTTGTCTAGGTTCGATGCTCTCACCATAGCATGGCTGAGCTGGTTTGTCAAGGAGTGGTGGTCGGCTTGTCAGGTGGCACTGTGCCAAGGGCTGCTTGCCGTATTCAGTTGTCGGTGTCTCTCACTCTCTTGATTGAAGGATCGAGACTCTCCTCACCCTTAACAGGGAGAGTCGAGATACTCAATCTTCAAAGAGAGTGGAGGTGTCAGCCTACAGCACCGAGGTGGTGGACAGTGGCAGCAAGTGGCACATAGTACAGCCTGATCCATTGCAGTGCAGTGGTTATCAGTCCTGCTTATAATACAGTCAATCGCTGTAATCCATTGGTATCACTGGGTTCTCAATAAGGTGTACTATTGAGAGCAGACAGATTGTGTGAGATGTGATTATGCGTGGTGCCGCATAGTTGCTGCCTCGTGGCGTGCGCGTGTCCAGCGTACCTGTGCCTGATGCAGATGCTCTGGACACACCACATGCGTGTGCCTGCGGGTGTGGGCGGGCGTGTGCCTGTGCGAACACGGGGTACCCCTATGGGGGGCTGCGGCGCTGAGCCAGCGTAGTATTAGACTTGAGAAATTTCTGTCAAAAATTAAAGCCCCCTCTACAATGACCTAGAAGAGCGTTATTCTTTATCAACCGTGTCGATATACCAAGGAGCAGTTAAACGCATCTCAGGGAGGCTTGTAGACGTGTCTGACGGGCTTTCTTCGTACACAGGGGACACCATATCAGCAACATGAAGCGTTTCCCAAGTCTTAATCGCTTCATCTACCTCTACTTTAACCCGATTATCAACTAATTTTTGTTCAATCCACACTAAAAGACCTAGAAGCAGGTGATCCAACCAAGGAATACCTGCTTTCCAGTGTCTATAAAGGATTTTAAACTCATTTAACTTAAGTTCTTGTCCCACATTGCTTCACATACGTTAGGAAGGTGTTGATACAACAAGTCTTGTACCTGACCTGCTATCTGTGCGTGTTCTTTTTGCGTACCATTACTAGTTCTTAGGTCACAATAATGCAACCAAGACCTAATAGTACCGTTCATGTACAACTTAGTAGGAGCTGCCATAGGAAGTACTTCTCTTGCACACTCCTTAGCTACCCCAGCTGCTACCAGATCTTTATAGAGACCATAGCAATCAGAGTAAAGACTACCAATCCTAAACTGGAAGTTCTTCTTTAGCACATCATCTAGATCATCAATACTATTTTGTCTGTTCTTTGTATCTTGTCTACGAAGTTCAGGTATTGATGCCGGGACTGTTACTTCTGCATACCGTTGACTAAACTCTTGAAAGCTAAAACTCCTATGCCTAAGGATCTGTGCTGCGATACTACGTGTTGTTTCTATTTCTACACACATGTTAACCATTTCAAAGGGTGACCAATGTTGATGGTTAATAAGATACTTAATTAGTTTAGCACTGGTCTCAGTGTTTGATTGATTACTTGGGTTAGATACCCTAGCCATGTAACTAATAAGTTCTTCAGCGTTAGGAGTGATGTGTACGAGGGTGGTGGTGTGCATACAGTAGTATAAGTAGTGACGGGATTCAGAAGGATGGAGAGAATCAGTACTCACTAGATTCACCCGTTAAAGGAGATGGAGTAGATGAATGAACTAAGAGGGAGATGTTTGTCTTTGGAGTCTTTGTTCCCTCACTGTTCATTAGTAAAAAAAGGGGAAGATGATCAAGACAACTTGTTTGTCTTGGAGTCTTCCCCCTCCAGGAGTCGGGTCCACCCTTCCCTTCCCCTGTATACATGTGGGACCGCTCTTAAACCCAGTGTGGGCCTGGGTTCACACCCAGGTAGGGACTGACTTTTTACCAGCCAACATTCTAGCTTGTTTACGTTGGTCTAAATTCATTCCAAACACCATATGATTAGCTGCTGATTGAGGGTCATCTAACCAAGCTTCTTGTAAATCATTCCAATCTTCTTGTCGTCTTTGTTTAACGACTTCATGAGCTGAGATAGCAAGAGCATCTGTGAAGTATTTAACACCTTGAGCTAATGAGTCTAGTCTATCATCGTGTCTTACGGCACCTTTTTCCCGACACATCCTTGACATCTGATAGAACAACATGTAAAGGAGTCTAGTTTCGGGTGCGGCTTCCTTATTCGAGTTGAAGTCCCATTCCACCACAGACCGATTAACAATAAGCTTATGTTGATTAAGAATAGGCTCAAGGGTATCAATAATACGGTCTTCTTTTCGAACATTAGCACGGACTTCTTCAATGTCAATAGCTTGTTTAGTTTGTTGAAGATGTTTACGGAATAGTTCTGCTACGATACCATCACCAAAGTTAGTTTCAATAAGAAGTTTAGTTACACCGTATTTCTTACAACCTCTAAGGATGTCTAACAAGGTATTATCACTATAACCGTCTTGGTAAGCACGTATTTCATGTAGATAGATAAACCCATTACGTTGACTAAGGAAGGAAGCTGCTGTTTCGTCAGTACCACGACCACTAGGGTCCACACTACAAATGGTTTCAGTGTAAGGTAACCAATCACCTTGCATAACCATAGGTGAGTAGAAGTAGTCTCCCGGTAACCCTACGGTAGGTAGATCTTTAATAACATTACTTGGATCACTACACCACACCACAGAATCAGGACATTCAGTAGGGTTAACTGATGTAACAATCAGGTCTTGCATCTTAAGTGGGAACTTTTCAGCATCACTAAGACTGGTGTCTAGCATGAATTGTAGCATAAAATTGCTACGACCCATTGATGCTTCACGTTCAATCAGATCGTCATCAGAGAAACGGTCTGGATCTGTTACTGCCCAAGGTTCAATACCACCTTCAATGTCTTCCTGTACTTGTGGTGCAAGGAGTCCTTCGTAGTTAGATAGTTTACGTGGGTAACGTGCTGGCCAAACAAATGGTTTGTAGTTACGTTCAGCAAGCTTACGGTAGATGGTAAAGGTAGTCTGTGGTGTACCAAGGTACATAATACGGCTGTCTTTCTTTGGTGTAAGAATAGATTCAGCCTCAGTACAAAGTTGAAGGAGTTTCTCTCGCATCATCTCTGTCATCGAGTTACCAGGCACCTCAATATCGTCTAGGATCATTAGGTCAGCACGAGAACCAGTTAGCTGACCCGTAATACCAACCGACTTAACGGATGGTGCTTGGTGAGGACTACATTGCACATCAAAGCTAATACGAGACCAACGTGCATCATCACTCTTTGGTCTCAAATGTGATAGCCACGGTGTCTCAATGATCAGCTTCTGTAGAAAGATAGACATGTTATCAGCTCGCTCCTTAGAAGCCGAGATAATCATGATCTTCTTTTCGGGGTTATTGAAGAGTGTCCATAAGACAAACGCACCAGTAATCCACGATTTACCGACTCCTCGGAAAGCTTGGATCTGTAGTCGTTTAGGACCGTGTTGTAGGTAATCAGCAATAGCGTATTGAGCTCGGGTTGGGGAGGGTAGGTCTAGTTGTTGCCACAAAGCTTGAAGAAACAACTTAAAATCGTCTTTAAGGGCGTCTAAAACATTCATATGATAGAATATACCTAAGGTAGGTTAGAGGCGCCTTGTAGGGGCACAGAGACGCCTCTGATAGTGATTTATTTTTTAACGCCTTGAATAGCTTGCATCACTGGACCCATTTCGCTAATAATTTCAGCACCAAACTCTTTTTTAAGTTTAGGTTTAACTACAGTATTAACTAAACGAGCGTATGTTTCAATAATACTAAACAATTCGTTTACATCTGTGTTACCTGAAAGAATAGCGTTGCTAATTTCTGAGCCCCAATCAGCAATAGCTAATTCACCTTTCTTTTTACCAGCTCCTTCAAGACCAATTTCTTTAGCCCAAGAGTGATAACCACCTTTTTTACGGTGCAAGGCTTTATTCATTAGTGCAATGTTTTCAGGAACACCAGATGTAGGCAATTTAATCTTTTGCAAAAGGTGCATAAGATTCATTGCAACATAAGGATCTTGAGCTACAGTAGTTAGCATAAACTCAGCAGCCTCTTTATTGCCAAAGATATGATGCCATTCTTTACCAACAACAGTGTTAAACGTTTTTGTAACCATCTTCCTAATTGGATTAGCCGGGTCATACAGCTGTTCACTAGGATTTAATGGGTTTTGAGTAAAATCGTCATACATTCTGCGTTGTTTACTGGCTGATTTAGAACGCATATAGTCGGACATTTGACCTTTAAGTTCGTCGGCACGTCCAATAAGTCGTGTCAACCAACCACCTTTATCTTTCGCAAACTCTTCTAAAGACATAGCTTTGTATTTAGCTTTAATGTCTTTATGATATGGTTGCTCTAGAACCTTTTTAACTTGTTCAACAGGTGCGTTTTCTTTAAGAAGAGTTTTAATGCTACCTTGCCACCCAGTTGGTCGCATATCAGATGCAATTTGCAACGGTTGAGCAGACAATTCTGCAAGAGTTGGTGCTGCTTTTTGAAGAGTCATGCCGCCCCCACTGCTAGCTAATGCCATAGCTGGAGAAAAATCCATTGGTGGCGGTGTTGGAGGTTGGGTAATAACTTCAGGCTTAATGCCTTTAGGAATTACAGGTTTAGCAGCACGAGAAATTTCAGGTCCAGGTACAGCTATTCCTGCTCCAAATCCAACAACTTGCCCAAGAAGTTCATTACCTGTAGCTTGCCCAACCATCTCACCGAGAGCTGAAGCACCTCTATCAGCTACTCCAATAGGGGTTTTACCTGCAACATACTCAACCCCTCCACTTAACGCATCAAGTGCTTGATTAATTGGTTGAGGTGTAGCAGATCGTATTAATTGCTGAATCTGTTGAAATTTATTAAAAGCAAACTTTACAGTGCCCCCAATTTGCTCTAAAGCATTGTAGCCTTTTTTTAAAATTTCTTCGTCTGTTAATAACTCCATTACCTAATATGTTGTAAAATAAGATGTTCTCTATGTGTTATCCCGAATGTCTTTCGCATCCATGATAACCAGTTACTGCTACCTTTTGCCTGATTACAACTCCAACATGAGGGTACAAGATTTGATGTAAGATCTTCGCCGCCAAAGCAGCGAGGACGGACGTGATCAAGAGTGAGTTCATGTAATTCATAAGTTTCTCCACAATAGACACATTGACAATTGAAGTGCTCTTTGATGGCTCTTCTCCAGAGCCGTTTAGCTTCAGGACTTGTCATGGTTATTAGGTTTTGAAGGTAGTGATCAGGGGTTGGCAGCAACGGAGTCATTTCCTAGACCGATTTCTAGCTCGATTTTTAGACGCTTTTTCAAGTACAGTTGAACCATCTTTTTTGTGTGAGACATCCTTTCCGTCACCATTTCCATAGGTACCACGTTTGTGATTTTCTCGGTTAAGTTCAACACG